GTGTTGCTGTTAATAACAATGCTTTCATTTTGCTTTAAATCTAAAGCGTTTTGCAGGTCAGTTTGTGAAGATAGCGTTCCCGTTATACTTCCCCAGGTTGCACCACCTCCACCACCACCACCTATAACGCCAGTTAATGGGTCATAGGTAATACTACCCGATGCGCTTAAACAACTTCTTACTTGATACTTATCCATACTATAAAGGTACTTGACAACGGTTGTAAGACATTGGTTGCTTTAATCGTATAGTTACATTCCACCCGGCTGTCCAATCTTTAAATCGTTCCGTGAACGGTTCTAATGTTGCAGTCTGTTCTAAGTAAAAATTCTCCCTGTTTGCAGGGTTATTAAATAAAGCCAATATATCTAAAGCCACCTCACGCATATCACTTAACACTTCATTCTCTTGTGCGTTCTTATCAGCAGGGTTATCCATATTGTAGTCTATCCTATCACAAATTAATAGGTTAAACGTATGGTATAAGGTATTGCCGTCAATAGCTATGTTGCCGTTAACCATATACAGTGCAGGGTAAAGCACCTCCTCACTTTCGGCAAACTCCCAGGGGTCTCCAAATTGAAAAGTGTTAAGCTGCTTGTGCGCTGCTACATAACTATCTGTTAGTGCAATTATTTGGTTAAGCGTAAACGCCATAGTTCATCGGTTATTTTAGGTAATGGCTTGCCGTTCTTTTTGTCTTGTTCTTTACAAAATGCTGCAAACTTCTCCTTATTTTTTTTGCCTCTATTAGAATTTTCCATAGGTAGAATAACAGTCATCACATAGTAAATCATAATTTCCTTGATACCTTGTTGCCAAGTCTAATGTCAACCTTGTTGTTGTACCCATTGCAAAGCCTGTAGTAAACACCCTGCGTCTTGGATATACGGTATCAACTCCACTACCCGGATTAAAATATAACGGGTATAGTGTACTATTCTGAATAAGGTAGTTAACCAACTTTTCCGCATAGCTTTCCGAGCGTTCCTGATACTTGCCGATAATGTTAGCCATATCGCCCATACTTGGCATAACCGATGCCTCGCCTGTTTTATTAACTATACCCTTATTTGTGTATTTAAAGGATAGTGCTAACGGGCTTTCCGACATTATGCGCCAAATTAAACAGGGCTGTATATAGTCATTCAGCAACGTTTGGTTTAATGCTGTTACCGTGTTGGCTGTTACTTGGGTTTTTAACTCATTATACAAACCGCTACCAATCAAGTCCTGTATATACAGGTCTTGTATAGAGATTATTTCTGGGCGCAACTGCTTAAAGTCTACGTTATCGGATATGATAGTGTAGTCTTTTAAGGTTTGCTCATCTATAAATATTACTAAGCTCATCGTTTTATAGCTATTACTTGTTGCCAAATGTGCCTACAGTAAGGCGTTGCTGTATCTGTTCCTTTCTTAGTGTACCAACCACCACGTTCAGTCCATACATCACGCCCTACTTGTGCGCTGATTAGGTTAATTTCAGCCCTTGTGTATAGCCTATCCAACTCAATTAATTGGCGGCAAAAATCTCGGCTTGTTGGTAGTATAACATTGCCTTGTACTCGTGGTGCTTTAGCGTACTGATAGCGAACTACAATCTCGGCTTTTGGTGTTTCGGGCTTTAGCACGTTAATACGCCCACCGTCAATCTCAATAATAGAGTTAGCCGCAAGGGTATCAATCATTTTTACCAACGCATCAATCTTAATCTTAACCGCCTTAGCTAAGTCAGGTAGAGGTATCTCTGGGTTTGTGCGTAGTATATCAACTACTTGCTTTTCTTTCTCTGTAAGGTCAGCAAATGCAGCCCTAATAAACTCATTCTCTCCTTGCTCTGCTTCGCTATCGTTATGGAACTTTCTAACACGGGTTGAAACAATGTTGTAATCATCTGCGGGTTTTCCGCAATTAGCAAAAAGGCTTATTACCTTGCTTGTAGCATCATCAGCCGACATCTGTACAGGAATAGCAATAGGCTCAAGTCCTATGCGTTCCCTTAACTCATCACGGGTTAATATTTGGGTTAATATTTGTTCCGAATAAACAACCTCTAACGGTGCAAACTCTTTTATCTCTACCTCTCCACCAATGCCAGTTAACTGCAATGCAAAGTTCCAATTATCTTCCATAGCTTTCTGCCTTGCCTGTACATAAGTCTTTTTAAACAACTCATATTTAAGGTCGGTAGCGTTCCTGTCTCCTAATGCACCCTCTGTTGGTATACCAAATAACTCTGGGCTTGGTATCTTATGCCCAGAATATATCTCCTGTTGTATTTGTTTGTTTAGTTCTAAAAACTGTTTGTCAAGGTCGGATGGTGCTAACGTATCAATAGTTGGGGCTTGCACGTTTGGAGGGGTAAACGATAAGATAAACCTACCCGCATTGTTGGTACCGGCAAACTTATTTCTAAACTGCGCCTCTATGTTGTTCTTAGCCTCCTCTGTTGGCTCTCCATTGTGGAATGAAATTAAGGTGCTGCTTACAAAACCATTCTTTAGATTGTTCAGGTGAAAGTTAGCAACCTCCATATCCATATTGATATAAGGTACTGCACCAACATAATCAGGCAATGGATATACATCAGGCTCGTTACCCATCTTAGGGCGGTACAACTTATAAGCGTACATCTTAACGCCTTTGTTTATTCCGTTGTAAGCCTGTACTGTTTCAACATCCCTTGCGGCTAAACGGGTTGACTTCTCCCACTTATCCGATATGTAATATTCCGAGCAATCATTGTTAGTTCTTACCTTTGCAAATGGGATGTGGGTAATGTATTTTAATCTACCTACACGGTCAAAGATAAACTTCCAATAAAAACCACCAAATACTTCCAAGTCCATTACCGACTTATACTGCACATCTTCTGCGGTCTCGTATGGGTTAACCAAATCTAAATAGGCATTAACACTATCAGCGTTAACACTATCTTTTTTAGCATCTATACCTTTGCCAGTAATATACTGTACCTTGCCTGTTATAATAGCGTTATGCTTTGCCGAACCATTTAGCAACGCAACAAGGTAATCAGGATAGGTGTTACCCTCTCCAAACAATACCCAGGGCTTAGTGCTATCATGGTTTTTTACCTCCTTAAATACAGGGGGTGCACTATTTATCAGCTTTACTACTATTAAATTATTATCCTCCATAAACCGCAGTTGTTACTGTTCTTGTGTATTGTGTGTCGGTGGTTGCCGTTCCTATTACTTTTACCATTCCGCTTTCAACTATTGTCTTTCCTGTTGGGCTTAGGTTGGTAGCACTTGCTTGTTCGTATACATTGTAAGTCCACTCGCCTGTTGTTGCTAATGTTACTTGCCCGGCTATCGGGTTAGGGGTTGCCGTTTCTGTTATCGTAAACTGATTAAACCTATCTAAGTATTGGCTTAGGTCTACAGGCTGTATGCAATACTTCTTTTCTCCGCTTGCTTTGCTTATCCATTCCCATAGGTAGTAAGCGTTGGCAATAGTTGTCTTCTCTTTTAAAGTTACCGTAACTATGTTGCTTTGCCCTTTATTTATAACTACCATACTTATAATACCATAAAATTCAATTTTGTGCCAAAAAAAAGCCCCGCACATTGGCGAGGCTTTTCTTAACCGCTACAAACACTTATGAAATCAAACTGCTTTCTGTACCAGTATACTCAAACCAATCGTTAGGCTCGTTACCATCAAACACTACGGTGTAACCGTTAAGGTCTCCCATTGCTGTTCCTGTAACTGCTGTTGAGGTTGTAACCATTAGACCTTTTTGTTTGCCGCAAATCCATAGTTTACCGTTGTTATCTTTTACAATAATAACCAAACGGTTTTTAGATAGGGCAACAATCTTGTCGCGGGTTTGGTAGGTTAACTTTTGGAAGATAGCCGACACTTGTTGTGCAAAGAAAACCGTTCCGTTAGGGCGGCTGCCTGTTAGCACACTTTGAGCCATTGAGTTTTCCTCCTCAAGTTCATATTTGTAGAACACGCCCGACTTAGTAATAGCCGATACCGTTCCACTTGCTTCTGTATAGCCTGTAACATTAGCGGTAGTGTTAATGTAGAGGGTTTGTATACCCCCTACACTATCACGACAATCTAATGCAAAGCCTTGAGTTATTGCGCAAGGCATGGGTTAAGAGTTTTTGTATTTAACAATACGCTCACCAAAGTAATACTGAACACCAATTTTAGTTTCAGCAACAAAGCGAACTTTGCGAGCCTCACGAGCGTAGAACAATTCAATGTTTTCTTCTTCGTTTAGCAAGTCAGTACCAAGTACAAAGTTACCATTCTCGCCAAACTCACCAGCGATAATGTAGTTAGTACCATTTAAACCCGGCAAACCAATTAGTTTGTAGTTGGTATTCTCAACATACATTTCGTAACCAGTAGCATCACCAAATTTGTGGTAAAGGTTATCGGTAGCTAATTTAGCTTGGTAGATTTCAAAGGTATCGTAACCGCATACAATTTTAACCTCCTCACGACCTTTAACGTTGATAGGTATTTTTTGTACGATGTCTTGCATAATACCACGCACGGTAGATGCTGATATAGATGCTTGTGGAGTTGCCACTACAACTGAACTGTCAGCATCTAACAGCTTTAAGAAACCGTCAAACTTGTTAAGGTAAGCATCGCTTGAGGCGGTGTTGCCTTGCCAGATAGCAACCTCTTTGCGTTTCTCAATGTTTTGCATAGTATCATCAACTATGTACTTTTCAAAATCATCTAAGCCCATAGGAGAACCAGGCTTCAAACCTTTTTGTGTCCATTTTGCCTCAAGGTCTTTAGGACACCAATCAAGGTAAACGCCAATCTTACCTACTGTTAGGGTACGTTGGGTAAATACGGTGTCGCCCGATGCGGTAAAACCACACGCTTGAGTTTGCCATACGCCCTCTGTTGCAATTTTGTTTAATTTTTCAGCAGACTTAATGCCTACTAATGATGACAACATTCCTGCTGTCTTGCCTGTAAATACCAACTGGTATTTCAGGGTGTCCATTTCCTCTTTGGTATAATTACCGAGGGCTGATACGTCAAATCCCA